TACAAACAGGGAATGTTTCGGCGGTTGCGGTCACGATGTGGCAAAATTATTCTTTCATCCCAAGCAAGCAGAGTTTATCTCATGGAATGGCGATGAAGCATGGGTCATTACCGGGAACCGTTGGGGTAAAACCGATGCCAATGTATTTCGTGCCATATGTCAGGCCAATGGTTATAATCCCCTTACAAATGAATTATATCAGCTTCCTCAAGATGTCTGGATTGTAGGGTTAGATTTCCCTATGGTTAGAGATATTTTAGTGCCAAAGTTTAAGATGCAGATGCCGGAAGTTGGCGTTAAATGGAGTGAGGATATATCTTCCTGGGATTTTAATAAAACAGATTTAATTGCTAAACTATTTAATGGCTCCGAAGTAGGTTTTAAATCAGCAGATTCAGGTATAGAGAAATTCAGGGGCGCAGGTAAAGACTATATCGGATTCGATGAGGAGCCGCCTAAAGATGTATTCTCAGAAGCATGTATCAGGGTAAAAGCCGGACGTAACCTTCTTATCCGGGGTTCAATGACTCCCGATCCATTCAAAGGCTTAACCTGGACATATAAGGAAATATTAAAGAACGAAACCCGTCAGGCAGACCCTATGAGCCTTAAAATCTGGACAGGTGCTACAACAGAAAATCCCGGCTTGTCTGAGAAAATGATTAAGCGATTAAAGTCCAATATGGAAGAATGGGAGCAACAAGTCCGCATATTCGGCAATTACGCTATGGGCTTGGGCCGATGCGCATTTTCAGAATCAGGGTTGGCCATACAAAGAGAGTCTATAAGAGAGCCATTAACAATAAGGAATATATCCGAATTGGCTAAATTAACAATATATGAGGAGCCGCAAGAAGATTTTGGTTATTCCATCGGAGTGGATACCGCAGAAGGTTTAGAGCATGGCGATAATTCCGTAATATGTGTCATTAAGCGTGACATTAAACCTACTCTTGCCGCAATCTTAGTCGGCAAGATAGACCCGGATACTTTAGGGGATCATGTAATATTGTTGGCTGAGGAATATATGGAGGCATGGCTTGTCATAGAAACCAATAATCATGGCTTTGCTGTGATCTCTAAGGCAAGGGATCATGATTATGCCAATATGTATGCAGAAAAGAAATTCGATAAATGGGGGCAGAAGGAATCTAAAAAATGGGGCTGGAATACTAATGCCCTGACCCGGCCTATACTTGTTGATGGTATAGCTGTTGCCATAAGAGATAACACAATTACCATCCATGATAGTTATGTCATAGACGAATTAACCACTTTTATCGTAAACGAAAAGGGTCGGGCAGAAGCGCAGTCAGGTTGTAAGGATGATCGTGTCATGGCTTTAGGACTTGCGTTGCAGGGGCATATCAGGTGTCCTCAATATGAGAAGCCCGTTAAAGCTCAACATGATCCAGTCCCGATAAATGAATTTGCATACATGGGGGTATAATGGCAGAAACAGGTGAATTACCAAAAGACAGATTAGAGCGATTCAGATTCTTTTTCCATCAGGCAAAAAAAACCTCTGAACTCTGGCGTACAGATGCCAAAGAAGATTATTCCTTTACGGAAGGCTATGGCCAGTGGTTCCAGAAAGAAAAAGATGAGTTAAACAGACAGAACCGGCCCGCCCTCGTTATGAACTCTATCCTTCCTGTAGTAAATTTAATCTCAGGACAGGAACGAGCATCACGGTTGGGCATTACCTATAAGCCCCGTGGTTTTGATGACGATAGGGCCTCACAAATAGCCAATCAAACTTACAGATTCGCTGCCGATAATTCCAATCTGATATATGAAGTATCCGATGCCTTTCAGGATATGACAATCTGTGGCAGAGGATTTTTGTATACAACAATAGATTATCATCAGCATGATGAGCCTTTAGGTGAGATTTCAGTTAAACGTATTCATCCTCTATCTTTATTTTGGGATGAAAACGCTACCAGATACGATATGCAGGATGCCAGTTATATGATATGGGCAAAATGGGTATCGGAAGATATGTTAAGAATATATTATCCTTCTGCTATGTCTGAGATAAAAGCAGGTGAATGGTTAGGTATGCCCGCTGATTTAATCGGAGAAAATACTTTGGATTATAACTGGCGGGATAAACGTACAGGAAAATTAAGGATACTTGAATTCTGGTATAAAGTGCCAAAGCAGGTGGCATTTGTCATTACGGATACCGGGGTTCAGAGATTCGATACTGTAGGGAAAGCAAAGGAAGCCATAGAGCAAGTAACACGCATGGCCTCATCACAGTTTGCTGAAGTTCCCAATATGGAAATAGTGGAACGTGTAATTAAAGAGACACGGGTATCCCATGTCACGGCATGGAAGATACTCAAGGATTCACCATCGCCGCATAATCATAACGAATACCCTATTATACCTTTTACTGCATATAATTTCGATGAAAAGGTCATGGGAATAGTCAGGAGCCTTAAAGATCCACAGAGAGAAAAGAACAAACGCTGGTCTCAGATGCTTCACATGATTAATACTATGGCAAAAGGCGGCTGGAAGATACCCAAGCGGTCAGTATCTCCCGAACAACTTTCCCGCTGGTCTACGGAATCAGGTAAACCCGGATTTTGGTTTGAATTTAATCCACTTATCGGGGAGCCTAAAGAGATAGATGGCCAGAATATTCCGACATCTTTTGTAGCCTTGATGCAGATAGCCGGAGATGAGATAAAAAATACCTCTGGTGCTATTCAGGAATTACAGGGTTTAGCACGAGGCTCAGATCAGTCCGGTAAAGCCATTAGAACCTTACAGCAATCAGGGGCGACCATACTTGCGCCGCTATTTGATTCGCTTGTCAGGTCTCAGAAAATACTTGGTCAGCAGGTAATTTCCCTTATTCAGCAATATTATGCCCCTGAGAAGATAATTGACATTTTAGGAATATCGGGTATTAGTAAGATTGGTTTAACACCTGATAATGTATATCAGTTTATAGAACGATCACTGGAGGCTAAATACGATACAGTCGTTGATGTGACTCCTCTGTTAGGCTCAGACAGGGAAAGACAATTCCAGCAGGCATTAGGATTGATTGATACTCTGGCTAAGATAGGAGTGCCGCCACCTAAACCTCTGTTGGAACTCTTGATAAGTGTTTCAGATTGGCCGGGCAAGGATGCCTTGATTCAGGAGATGAATCAGGAACCCATGCAGCCACAACAACCGGAGGGGGGTGGAATGAGTGCCGTCTAAGAAAACAGGTTCAAAGAAGAAGATAGTGAAATCAAAAGGCAATCAAAAGGGAGGTAAATAATAATGAGTATTGAAGAACCACAGGGCGGTAAACAACCGGAAACGCCGCCTGCTTCCGGGGCCGCTGGTAGCCTAACACCAGATACGGGCGGTAAAATTGATGCGTCGCCGGCGTCACAGGATAATCAACAGAGAAGCGAGTTTATACCACGAGAGAGGTTCGATCAGGTGCTTGAAGCACAAAGAGCGCTTGAGGCTAAAGTAGCGGAATTTGAGGCGCAGAAAAGGCAAGCTGATTCCGGTACTCGTACCTGGGATAAAATACCGGAAGGAGACTTGCAGTATATTGTGACTCATTCAAGCGAATACCCGGAACATGCTACAGCGGCATTACAGGAACTCAGGCGCAGAGATAGGGATATGCTTAAATCCGAGATACTTGGCGAAGTGGGGATAAATGAGTTCAAATCCACAAATAACGAAGCATTTGACCCTAACACTCCGCTTGGAAAAGAAGTAGCAAAGATTATGTCATCTAACCGGCAACAGAAAGACGTTCTTTCAGACGTGGTTGAACTTGCAAATTACCGTATTGGCGGCAATAAAGCTGCTGCTAATGCACGAACCAAACTCATCCAGAATATGCAATCTGCATCTGTGATGGCTCCGGGGTCGGATGGTCAGACCAATACGCCGCCTCCATCGTTTATGGATATGCCTAAAGCAGAATATAATAAATATGTAGAGAACGTAAAACTGGGCGAGTTTAAGAAATAAAGAGAGGTGATATAAATGCTTACAGGTACCGTAGAGATTCCATCAGCAGTAACGGAATACTACAATAGAGGGTTACTGGAAAGGGCATTGCCTTATATGAATCACGATCTTTTTGGTCAGATAAGGCCATTGCCGCAGAAAAACAGTAAAATCGCCAAATTCAGGCGTTACGAATCTCTTGGCATGGCTACTACTCCGCTTTCAGAAGGAGTGCCGCCAAGTTCTACTGACCCGTCTTATACCGATGTAACTGCCACAATAGCAACCTATGGGGCTTATATCGAGTATTCGGATGATGTGGAACTTACCAATCCTGATCCGCTACTTACAGAATTTAATGAATTACTGGGTGAGCAGTCAGGGGAGACTATAGACCTGCTCAGGCGTGATGTGCTTGTCACAGGCACTAATATTCAGTACCAGACAGGTTCAGCAAGAGCAAGCCAGAATGCAGCTCTAACTATTGCTACATTGAGAACAGTGCTTAGGACTATGGAGAGAAACAAGGTAAAATACATTACCAGTATACTTTCCGGCTCCCCTAAAGTCGGCAGCGATGCTGTGCCAATGTCTTATGTTGCAATAATTCATCCTGATACCGCACTCGATGTAAGGCAGATGACAGGTTTTGTTGGTATTGAAGATTACGGTCAGATGCGCACTATCCATGAATCTGAAATAGGGGCAATACCGGCAATCAGGGTAAGGTTTCTCCTTAACCCCAATGCTAAGAAATGGACAGGCGCAGGACAGGGTTCAACCACTATGGTTAATACATCCAGCGTGGCAGATGTCTATGGCACTCTTTTATTCGGCATGAATGCTTTTGGTATAGTGCCACTTAGGGGAGCAGCCTTGACATCCCATTTAAAGGCAAGGGGTACAGGTGGAACCAGCGATCCGTTAGACCAGGTAGGTACTACCGGCTGGAAGGCAAAGACAACGACCAAAATTTTAAATGATAATTTCATGATACGCTGTGAACATTGTGCTTCTGTCTGAATTTTTATGATTGACATTATTAAGCAAATAAACCATAATATCCTCAACAACAACTTTACGGAGGATATAGCATGGCAAAGTTTAAAGGGTCAATCATTAAATGTATTCAATGTGAGAGAGATTTTAGAGTTCCACCAACGAGGTCACAAAGTGCAAAATACTGTAATCCAAAATGCAAATATGAATATTGGGTTGGCAAGCATCTTAAGGGAGGTTCTCTTAAAAAGAACTGTGAATTTTGTGAAAAGGAATTTGATACTTTCAAATCACAAGACAATAGCTACTGTTCTTATGAATGTGCTGGCAAGGCCAAAAGTAAGCATGAGGAAAGGATTTGTGCTTATTGCGGAGAATCTTTTGAAATTAAGAGGACTGCTACAAATATTTGTTGTTCCTGGAAATGTAGA